TAAACTGAATATATAAAGGTATTTATACTATTATAAATTCTTAATAATTTTATTTAAATTCTTTATTGTACTGTACTTTTTAAGCTTAATTAGCTTAGGTTCCATGTGGCTACCTATGCGTTCTATATTAACATACCCGTAATAATCAAGGATACATATCATAGCCATAATGTCACCGAGCTCTTGCTCTAAATGATCCTTGTTCTCTTCGTTATCCACACCAAATCTAATTAACTTAGAATTGGCCTGAACAACTTCTGCACATTCTTCTGATAGAATGGTTAGTGTTTCTTTAAGATTCATTTTCTTCTTCTTTAGGTCCTAATACATAATCCTGCTTAGTCATTGTATCATCCAATATACTTTTTAATATATCACCTAATGCAGTATTGAATTGCACAGTGCCATGAGGATTTTCCCCAGGATATTCTATAACTTCATAATCAAAGTTAATAGACTGTGTTGTTTCGTTTAGTTTAACATCCATATATCTGAATATAACGTTGTGGTATTCACCACCCTCTAACCGTACATACCAATGTTCAGTATCTAAATCATTCCTATCTACAAATGACCACTTGTCAAACGGTTTAAATTTATCTTTTATTAAACTGGACTTCATATGTATTCCCTTCAATTTCAAATCTCATAGTCGAATGCGAATATTCTTTACGCGTTGTTTTGTTTTGACGCACTTCAGTTTGACAAACAACGGATGTAGTATTTACCTTACCTTTGTTTTCTTCAGTCTTTGCACCAACCATACCGCCGACTACAGCGCCAGTTGTCCTATCAATATTAAGAACATCGCCTAAGATACTTCCGAAGATTGCTCCCCATACAGCACCTTCAACGACATTACCTTTCATCTTCGTCTCTTCACCACATACTTCAACATAGTATGGCTCAAGATAAACAACTTCATGATAGTGGTCCTTCACTGAACCTCTTACACTTGAATCGGCAATGGCCATTGTTGACCACATTACTGCTGCACCAGTTGCTAATGCTAATACTTTCGTTTTAAGCATGTTGGCACCTCTTACTATTAGGATGCCTCTTGCACCGGTATGTACCGTGACTCATATCTTTCTTAACTTTCGGCTGTCCTTTTGCTCGTTTTTTTATAAACGGCACTGTTGTCTTACCCATCAACTTCCTCCACTTTTATTAAATATGTTACATCTGCTTCTTTAAATAAAGCTGCAGCATTCTTGTTTGATTTATCCCAATCACTATTATACTTAGCAGGTCTCATAGCAACAACCTTTTTGATACCAACTTGAATGATACCTTTAGCACATTCATTACAAGTAGGTAAGCCATACACATATATAGTAGAATCCTTTAAGGATACTCCATTGAGAGATGCGTTATATATTGCATTCATCTCACCATGTACAACTAATTCATATTTCCTTTCACGGTTATTTAGCCTCTCTTCAGAATCTTTAATTCCTCGTGGGAAACCATTGAATCCTTGAGATAGTATCTGACCGTCAGCACCTACAACCACAGCACCTATTTTAGTACTAGGATCTTTACTCCAAGTAGAGATCTCTTTTGCTAACTTAATATATTTATCTGACCACATTGTAGACTGCATTAATGAACTCATACATTGAACTCCTCATATCTATTGGCGACCTTAGGCGGTTCATCCCTCACATTGAGAGTTTGTGCAGTTTTTTCTACATCATACAGTCTCATCTTAGCTCTGTCAATGCCCACTACAAACTTTTTATTTGATCCTGTTGGATCATTATATCTGTTCTTAAGTTGCTTAATCATTATCTGATTCATGTTATCTAATTCTTCTGTTGCTATAAGAGCAAACATTAGATCAGCCGTAGCTGGTAGACCAAATGATTCAGATGTATCTTCTAAGCCTACGTCAGAGTTACCAAAACCACCTCTTGTGGTTTGTGTTGCAGTTAGAACCGGTAGATTAAACTCTACAGCTAACCCACGTAATTCTTCAGCAATTGCTTTGACATATGTATATGAGTTAATAGAACCACCCATAGCTTTCATACGAGCACTTGAACAGATATTCAAGTAGTCTATACAGATTAAATCAGGTTCAAAGTCTCTTTTGATCTTAAGCTCTTTCAATAAAGACCTAAAGTTATTTGCATTTGCTGCACCAGTAGGATATTCCTTTACAATAAGTTTGCCAACACCTTTGTCAGTAAGCTTATGCATCTTCTTATCAAACATATCTTTCGATAGATTTTCTAATTGATCAATAGGCACATTCATTAAGTTAGCATCAATACGTTCAGCAATTCTTTCTTCTGCCATTTCCATAGTTATGTATAACACATTTTTCATCTGCGTTAAAGCACCAGCGGCAACATGACACATGAATAGAGATTTACCTACACCAGTTCCTGCAAGGGCAACATTTAGAGACTTGTTTACTAAACCACCTTTGGTAATCTTGTTAAACATCTCTAAGTCAAATGGTAGGTGCTCTTCTTCTCTATGATAGAAATCAAACCGAGAATCAGAATCATCTACATAATCGTGACCTACTTTAATATCAAAGTTAACACCGAGGGCTTCACTTAATACTTCAGGTAAAGAGTTCTTACCTAGAGTCTCATGCTTACCTTCAATAATATTAATTGAATCCATGATAGCCAAATAGATTGCTCTGTCTTGACACCACTTCTCAGTGTGTTCAATAAGCCATGGCATTGTCTGTTCTTTCTCTTGTACACTGATTTCAGGTATAAGAGCTAATGAATCAGAACCAACTTTAGGATTATTTCTTAATTCAATACTAAGTGCATCTGCACTAGGAAGTTTATTAAACTTATTAACGAAGTCAACTATCTCAGAGAATACTGCTCTGTAAGGATCTTCAAAGTATATAAGCTTTAAATGAGGAATTACAGTTCTAGTGTAATCCTCATTAAGCATTAAGTTACGTAAGATTAATGTTTCAATCTGCATTAAATATCCATATCTTCAGGTGATGATTTGATCATATTGGCATGACCTACTTCGTACTTACCCTTAAGATATGTCTTAAAGTCTGTATCTTTAAAGATAGGTAACCAAAATGATTCTTTAAGTGTTTCAGCAACACGAACCTTCTTATCTTCGATCTCGCCGGTCTTCTTATCAACCTTAGAGTACCAACCGATATTAGGCTTGACTACATATCCACCTTCAAGTGCCACATCTAATAAGCCAGAGTATGATTCAATACCACCTTCCCATGTTACAGAGATAGGGATCTTAGACTTCTCACGTACAAACCGTGACTTCTCTACATTGATCACAAAGTTATAACCTAGAATTTCAGTACCTTTCTTCTCTTGCTGACGACCAATGATCCAGATATTATCACTTGAGTAATAGATACCTGTACCGCCTGATACGATAGCTTTAGGGAATAGACCAATCTCTTGGTAGGTATGGTTAACAGCAATCAACGGAATGTCTCTCATAGTTAAATATGGAGTGGTCATTCTGAATAAACCCTTAAGGGCTTTTGCTCTTGACATATCTGCCACAGACTTTTCATTCATAGCATCAGTTAATTCTTTAATAGATGCAAGGTTACCAATAGAGTCAATAACAATAATGACTTTATCTTTGCGTTCGATATTTTCTAATTGATTAATTAGATCAAACTTCAGCTCTTCCACATTAGTAATGGGACTATGTAGAACTCGTGAAGTATCAATACCAAACGACTTAAAGTATTGTTGCGGGCTACCAAACTCTGAATCATAGAATAACAAAACAGCGTCTTCATACTTATCCAAGTATGCTGCTGCCATTAGAAGAGCAAACGAAGTCTTGAAATGCTTCGATGGTCCTGCTAATACTGTTAGTCCGGAAGACAGACCTCCGTCTGGGTCACCAGATAGTGCAACGTTAATCATTGGAACCGGTGTGGTTACCATATCTTTGCCAGAGAACAATTTAGATTTAGAGAGAACTGCTGTCTCTTTAATTCTACTGTTCTTCTGAAGTGTGTCCATTATACCCATTAGTACTCCTTTATTGAATTGATGTATCTATTATATCACATTTAGATGGGAAGTACATAGCCTTCCCCGAAATCTTTTCTTCTATAACACTCAGGTGATATATGTACTGATGACATATTCTCCATTTTTTCTTTAGCATATACTTCAGGATCCATAGTTAACCAGCTAGGTGGATACATAATTTTATTCATGCTTACCATATCCATAGTCTCGAGAATTCTCTTTAGCATCTGTTGCCTCTCATATCTCTCACCCCAAAATGGTTGCTTCTTATAGTAACCAGTCTTTGGTAATTTCCTACCTTCAAACTCTATCGGCCAGGGTACTGCATACTCAACTGGTATTGGCAAGCTGTCACCAAATCTTTTTAGATCTATCCACATATCTCTTGGATCTGCATGTAATCTGCATAAGTGATGTCTAAGATCTATATTGCCAAAGACTAATGTGATACCACTTAGGTTGTTGCACTTAGCCATGTGATCTGTTACGTATTTAAAATTAGATTGTATTTGACCATTCAGTGTAAGACCGTTAGTCTTTACAACCATACTACCCTCAGGAGCGAAT